TGAGGGGGGGGGTAAGGGCGCTTTGATACAGGAAGATAAGAGTGCAACGCTCTCATGTAACAACGACCAGACTCTCTTTGTTCCCACACAGACCGAGAACGGTGAAGTCATTTATCTGGCTCGAAAGCTCACCCCTACTGAGTGTGCTTCCCTTCAAGGGTTCGAGAAAGATTGGTGTGCGCTGGTTCCTCACAAGGACTCTGCGGAGTATAAGATGTGGGGAAATGGCATGGCTTTTCCCTGTATGCTCTACATCATGGAGGGTGTTCAGGAAATCCTTGCCGAAAGGTATCTGGATAATCTCTTTGGAGGTGATACCACTGAACCTTGAACCTTTCATTTTTGACTGCGAGGTGTTTGCCTACGATTGGCTTTTTGTCTTCAAGAATAAGGTCACGGGAGAATACACCGAGATTTGGAATGACAATGAAGCGGTCGAACAATTCATGATCCAAGAACCCCTGCTGGCAGGGTTCAACAATAAGCACTATGACCAATTCATTCTGAAAGCGGTTCTCTCAGGTTTCACGCCGGAGGAAATCAAGGCGATCAACGATTTTATCATCGTTGGCGGTCACGAGGGCTGGGAGTACACCCCTCTCCGTGACTGCGGGATTTTCTTTGACCAATATGACCTGATGGACGATTGCCAGATGGGGTTGTCCTTGAAAGCAATCGAAGCGCACCTCGGAATGGATATTCGTGAAACCACCGTTCCGTTCAACATCGACCGCCCTCTGACTGAGGACGAGAAGCAAGAGGTCGAGTTCTACTGCCGACACGATGTTGACGCAACTGACAGGCTGGACGATCTTCGTCAAGGCTACCTGTCCAGTAAGCTCACGCTGGGTCGTGAAAAGGGACTGTATCCTGCAAAAGCCCTCTACATGACCAACGCCAAGCTGACCGCTGCTTACCTTGACGCAGAGCAGAAACCGCACTATGACGAACGGGAATACCAGTATCCGTCGAAGTTGCTTCGTCAGTACATTCCGCAGGAAGTGTTCGACTTCTTCGAACGGTTGAAGGACAAGAGTATTCCTGACGAAGTGGTGTTCAAGGAAAAGCTCGATCTGATGGTCGGTGGCTGTCCTTGCACTATCGCCTACGGTGGTATTCACGGGGCTATCCCGTGTTACCGAGAGGAAGCCACGGAAACCCGCTCTATCCGCAACAAAGATGTTGCAAGCTACTACCCGCACCAGATGACCTTGAACGGTTATTGTAGCCGAAATATTCCCTCTCCCGATGTGTATGCCGCCACCATTGAGCGGCGAGTTAACGCAAAGAGAGCCGGGGACAAGGCTACGGCGAACGCTTTGAAGCTGGTGCTGAACACCACCTACGGAGCCATGCTGAACCGCTACAACGATCTGTATGACCCGCTCATGGGACGCTCGGTCTGTATCTCAGGCCAGTTGCAGTTGCTTGAAATGGCGGAACATCTTGTTCAGGACTGTCCTACCTTGAAGATCATTCAGCTCAACACCGATGGTATCATGGTTAGCCTTGATGACTGCGATGTGCCTATGTATCAGGAAATCACGCAGGAGTGGCAGGACAGAACCGGCTTTGAGTTAGAGGAAGACCTTATCAAGATGATCTGTCAGAAAGATGTGAACAATTATGTCGAGGTTCCCTTTGAGGGCGACCCCAAAATCAAGGGCGGCGTTCTCGTTCGTGGAATTGCCCCGGCAGGAGCGTTCAACATCAACAACAACGCCTGCGTGGTTGCCAAGGCCGTCAAGGATTATCTGGCCTACGGTATCCCGGTCGAAAACACCATCATGAGCTGCGACCGCCTGCTGGACTTCCAGTTGGTCGCCAAGGCCGGAAGTAAATACGGTGATGCTCTCCATGAGGTAGACGGTCAGATGGAGGTCGTACAGAAGGTCAACCGGGTATATGCCACGGAAGACCATCGGTACGGAACCCTCTACAAAATACACCTCGGCACTGGCAATCCCGTCAAGATTGCTGGACTCCCCGCAAAATGTGTCGTAGACAACGGCAATCACCTGACAATTGATGTGGTTGACCGTGACTGGTATATTCGGCTGGCACGGCGTTATGTCCGAGATTTCCTCGGAGAGAAGCCGCCCAAGCGAAATACCCGCAGAGTCAATTCCATCAAGAAAAAATTATTAGAAATGTTGGAGGTATAAATATGGCTACTACCAAGAAAGCCGCTGAGACTGCGGCGGCGGATTATTCCACCATGAATGTATTCCAGAAGTTGCAGCTTGCCCGTGTGCGCTTCCTCGAAGCTGGCGTGGACAAGAGCGGCAAGCACATGAAGCTCGAATATAAGTATTTCGAGTTGGCGGACATTGTTCCCAAGGCCGAGCAGATTTTCCTTGAAATCGGTCTGATGATGGTTCCGGCCATGTACGGCGACAAGGCGACCGCTCGTGTCTACAATGTCAATGACCGTGAGGACTACATTGACTTCGTGGCACCGTACACCCCCATTGCTCCTATCATGTCCAACGCTGGCAATCAGGTCACAAACGAAATGCAGGCGACCGGCAGCTCTATCACCTATATTCGCCGCTACCTGTGGCAGCTCGTTTTGGACATTGTGGAGCATGACAGTATTGACAGCGGCGAGTTTGACACGACCCCCGCACCCGCTCCCGCCGTCACCAAGAAGCCCCCTGTGACCACCGAACAGCGTCAGGAAATCAAGAAGGAACTGACCGGCGCTCCTGCTGGTGCGGCTACCGAGGAACAGGTCGGTACGCTGAAAAGTCTGCTGAAAAAGCTCATGGATATTGACGCAGAGCAGGAACAGTTCGTGCAGACCATCGCCATGAAGACCGAGGGCTTTTCCAAGATCGAAGCCGACAAGTGTGACGCTCTGATCGAGGGCGTGAACAATATGCTGGCTGGCTACGAAATGAAAACGGCGAAGGAGGGCTAAGGCATGATTGAAATTGATTGTCGCAAGTGCGTCAATGCAGACTTGGAAGCGGATTGCTGTAAGCTCTACGGTAACAACCCTGATACTGCCGTTCGGGAATGTGCCGCTGACGAATTTGTGAATTATAAGGAGGTAAACAAAAATGGAATGGCTTGACGGCAACAAAATCCAGATTATCCCTCCCAAGCGTCCTAAGAAGCTGACTGGTACTCGCTTCGCCACTATCCTTGGTCTGAACCCGTGGTCTACACCGTTCGAGATTTGGTGTGAAGTGACCCGCACCTATCAGAAGCCGTTCGAGGACACGATCTACACCATCGCTGGTAAGACCATCGAGCCTAAGCAGGCTGAGTACATGAAGCAGACCTACTTCATGAGCAATCTGGTCACGCCGACCGACATTTGGGGCAAAGACTACTTCCGTCAGACCTACGGTGACTTCTTTAGGGAAAGCCCCGTTCTCGGCGGTATGTGGGACTACTTGCTCTATGGTAAAGATGGTAAGCCCACCACCGTCCTCGAAATGAAGACTTCCAAGCGTGTCGAGGACTGGAAGGACGATATTCCTGAGTATTACGCTTTGCAGGCGGCGTTGTACGCTTACCTTCTCGGCGTGGACGAGGTTATCATGGTCGCTTCCTTCCTCGAACCCAAGGACTACGATAACCCTGAGAAGTTTGTGTGCAGCGGTGAGAATACCATCACCCGTCCCTTTAAGGTGTCTGAGCGGTATCCTGACTTCGAGAAGAAGTATGTGAAGCCCGCCCTGAAATGGTGGAAGGACTTCGTTGAGAGCGGTATTTCTCCCGCCTTTGACGAGCGTAAGGACGCTGAAATCCTGAAAGCTCTCCGCACCAACAACCTGTCCCCTGAAACGGATATGGCAGCGCTGGTCAAGGAAGCCGAAGACCTGAAAGCCAAGCTGGACGCTCACGCCGCTGAGGTGGCTGAGGACGAAAAGCGGTACAAGGTCTTGACCGACATGATTAAGAAAGCTGCAATCGCTCAGTTCCGTGACGGTGACAAGAAGGTGTCTATCGCTGGCTCTGCCTATAATTGGGAAGTCAGCCGTACTTCCACCACGAAGATCGACAAGGACGCTATGAAAGCGGACGGTATTCTGGCGAAGTACACGACCACTGAGGACAGCTACCGCATTTCCCCGAAAATCATTAAGGAGGATTGACCTATGAAGTTTTCCAAGTTCGTGAAGTCCCTCGCCCCTGATGGTGGCGCTATCTATGAGTACATGGACAAACGCTGGCTTGCTTCCCCGTCCGTACTTATGCTCATTCCCGATGGTATCCGCAGCGTGACCGGGTACAGCAACGAGAAAATGCCTGACGGTATTGGTCGCCTGATTTCTCAGGTCGGTTGCACCGAGTACGCCACGCTGGTCAAGGCAATCATGCCTGAGCCGGACGGCGCAATCAAGGATTGTGTTCGTATCTTCGCCACGCAGGACAGCACCATGACCCTTCCCATCACCAATGATGACTGGTCGCTGATCGAGAAGTCTGACTTCTGCGAAATTCTGTACGCTTACGATCTGGAAAGCGACAAGAGCGTACCGAAAGCCCTGCTGGTCAAGCAGTACGCCAAGTACCCCGATGACGAAGACCAGTTGGTCGGTATCATCTTCCCCTGTGAGTACACAGAACAGCTCAATTTCCACACCATAAAAGAAGTATGAGCGTTTGTGGTGGTTGCCCCATCTATTACAATGAATATTTCGGTGTTTATTGTGGAGGTGGGTGCTTAGGTCAAAGCGATTGTGCCGAAAACCTAATAACTCTCGTTGCTAATATAGCAGACACTATTACAAGATCAAGAAAGGACGATAAAACAATGGCTAAAATCGGACTCACCGAGGGTTTCACCCTCATTCCCGAAGGTACTCATGTCTTTCAGATTACCGATGTGAAGTACAAGGAAGACTTCGGCAAGCTGGAAATCTATATGCAGACGCAGAACGGCAGTAAGCACATCGAACGCTTCTCTTTGTTAAAATCCGATGGCTCTCCCAACGAGGGTGCATACAACGCTTTCAGCTACTTCGCCAAGACTGCCCTCGGCAATTTCGACCTGACCGAGATCGACCACACTGACCTGATTGGTCACTTCATCGAGTGCGATGTAGAACATGATGTTCAGGAGAACAAGAAGAAACCCGGACAGAGCATTACCTTCGTCCGTTTGGCTGATAAGCGCCCCTCTGAGGGCTGGGGCGGCTCCGGCAATACGGTTGCTACCCCTGCTGTTAAAACCGCTCCTGCGGCTTCTCAGGCCGCTCCTAAGACCCCGATGGATTTGGCAGCTCTCCTTGGCTGATACCGAGTGCGAGGGAGGGCTAATTTGAAAGGCTCTCCCTCGCCAATGGTATGTTGAAAACTATGTTGAAAGTGAGGATAAGCTACAATGGCAGAAGCCTATATTTGTTCGCTCTCCAAGGTTCAGCGCCACGCTGAAATCTGCAAGGAGATCAACAGACTCTATGAGCAGAAGAACCATGACTACGGTGACAGCTTTCACCAGACCTTCGTGGAAGAAGGAATGGCGATGGCTCGTATCCGTTTGGGCGATAAACTCAGCCGCTTCAAGACTCTCTCCCGTGGCTGTGAGCAGAAGGTCAATGACGAGTCTATCCGAGACACCCTGATTGACCTCGCCAACTACGCCATTATGACGGTGCTGGAAATGGAGGTAGCGGAAGATGTTGCAGATTAAAACCATTCGGAACCGTCTGGACAATCCCACCCTCTTTGACGATGAAGTAAATGCGGCTCTGCGTGATGGGTGGACTCTGAAAAAGAGAACCGTTCTGCGGCCTATCGGCCAGTCCGAGTCCGTCTATATGCACACGATGTTGTATGCAGAGTTGGAGAAGGAGGTCGCTGACGATGACGCTGAATGATTATCAGAAAGCTGCCGAGCGTACCTCCGGCAACCTGACTTCATGGGATAAGGTTCGCAACGGCTGTTACGGTCTGAACGGCGAAGCCGGAGAGTGCATTGACATTCTGAAAAAGACCGAGTTTCAGGGTCATGCTTTCGACCCGATGAAGATGGTTGACGAGCTGGGCGATGTTCTCTGGTATGTCGCACAGTTGGCAACCGGCTTGGGTGTGACCCTCGAATATGTGGCACAGCACAATGTCGATAAGCTGCTGGCTCGTTACCCTGACGGGTTCGACAGCGAAAAGAGTATCCACAGAAAGGAGTACGAAAATGGCTGACTGCTTCTCCAAGTCCGAAGTGACCGATTTTCTGAACTTTATGAAGCTGCCTGACGGAACCTCTGTTGTTTCCGATGACATGATGGAGTACCTGATGGCTTACGACTTCTTTACCGCCCCTGCTTCCACCAAGTACCACGGCAATTACGAGGGCGGTCTTCTGAACCACTCCCACATGGTTACGGAGTACCTTCTGGCGCTCACTCAGGCCAATCACCTGATCTGGCGCAAGGCTCGTTCTCCCTTCATCGTGGGTATGTTCCATGACCTATGTAAGATCGACCAGTACCGCCACCCGGTAACAGGCCACATTGAAGAATTTAATGGTGGGCGCACACCAATCTATGACGAACAGGCATGGGAGTACAACCCCGACACCCTTCTGAAAGGTCACGGCGATAAGTCCGTCATGCTTCTCTCTCAGTTCTACACGCTGACTGATGAAGAAATCATGTGTATCCGCTACCACATGGGCGCTTTCACCGACAAGTCTGAGTGGAATGACTACACCAGAGCAGTCAGACAGTACCCGAATGTGCTGTGGACACACCAAGCCGATATGCTGGCAATTCATGTTGCGGGGGTGTGAAGTATGTATATTCCAACGGTTTCTTTCGATTTCGATGGCGTAATTCATTCCTACCGAAGCGGGTGGAAGGGTGCCGCTGTTATCCCCGACCCTCCCGTAGAAGGGATTAAAGAGGTCATTGAACAACTCATAAGCGATGGTTTATGTGTGGTCATCTGTTCTTCTCGTGCGGAGTCCTTTGAAGGACAGGCGGCGATTGCTGAATGGCTGAAACACTACGGGTTCCCGATGGTGCAAATTCAAGCGAGAAAAGTTCCTTCCATCGTTCATGTCGATGACCGCACAATCTGTTTTGATGGCAGAGCAAACCACCTCCACGAACAGATTATCAACTTCAAACCTTGGTATGAAAGGGAGTCTGAAAGTGAAAATCATTGAACCTTCTGTGGAGCTTATCAACGCTCCCGATTATAAGACCCTTCTGACCACCATCGAAGCCGCAGGGCGCACTTGCTACAAGTCCGAGGATAAAATTACGGACGGAAGCGCAGAGAAGTTCGTCCGGGGTATCATCAAGCAGGGCCACGAGGCTGTCATTGAGCATGGCTCTCTCACTGTCCGCTTCATCTGCGACCGGGGCGTGAGCCATGAGATCGTCCGTCACCGTCTGGCGGCGTTCTGTCAGGAGTCCACTCGGTACTGCAATTACGGCAAGGAGGGCTTCGGCGGCGAGATCACCGTCATTCGTCCCTCGACCTTCGCCAAGACCGACTCGACCTACCACATCTGGAAACGGTCGTGTGAACACGCTGAGGTCGCCTACTTTGATCTGCTGAACGAGGGTTGTACCCCGCAGGAAGCCCGATCTGTCCTTCCGAACAGCCTTAAAACCGAGGTGGTCATGACCGCCGACCTCAGAGAATGGCGGCATTTCTGCCGTATGCGCTGCCCCGTAGCGGCTCACCCTGATATGCGGGTCGTTGCCAATATGCTCCTGACCCTGCTGAAACAGACATACCCCGTCTTCTTCGAGGACATTGAAGTATGAGGATTAAGAAAGCTGGCGGCAAGGTGTTCGGTGCGATCTTAACTGCCGCCGAGAGAAAAGCGATGGACATGGAGATCAATCGTCAGATCGTGGAAGCCGACAGGCGCTACGCCGATGATATTGACGCTATGGTGCTTTACACCCTTCATGTTCACCTTGGTTTCGGCAAGAAACGCCTACGGAAGTTCTATGACGCTTTCTCTGCCGAGCATGACCGCCTTATTCAGTATTATCAAATGCCAGACGATTACACATGGCTCTGCAAAGAGATGTTGAAGCGTATCGGCGTTGATGTTGAAGCGTGGAACAAAGAAAGGAAAGAACCCGATGAAACTGAAAAGCATTGACGGCAAAGTGCCGTATATCATGGCTGCGGGAAAGGACTTCGTGAAAGATGAAATGTCGCTGGCGGCGGCAGAGCAGATTTGCTCCCGTGGAACGCAGACCACCAGCAAGCTCTTTCCTGATTTCCCCATCTGCGTAGATGACAAGTTCTATTTTGCTGGAACCTCGACAAAGCCCAAGTCCAGCAAGTCTAAGACCCCTTGCGAGGGCTGAGATTTTCAATCTTCCTGTGGTTCGTCACCATTGTCGCAGTCCTGTGCCTGAAATTACCCACGGTTGAGGTTGAAGAACCTTCTCCCGTTGTCGAGGTGGTAGAGGTAGTCACCCCGGAGCCAGAGCCGGAGGTGACACCTCAGCCGTGGACAGACGAGGAAGTGATTGTACTGGCGAAAATGCTATGGGGAGAAGCCAGAGGGGTCAGCTCTGACGCTGAGAAAGCGGCTTGTGTGTGGTGTGCGCTCAACCGTGTCGATCATGGCTACGGCGATATTGTAACGGTCGTGACTACACCTAAACAATTCGTAGGATACAAAGAGAAAAATCCGGTCGATGACGATTTGATTACTCTCTGTATAGATGTACTGACTCGCTGGTATGCAGAGAGAGAAGGTCAGGTTGAGGTCGGTCGTGTCCTCCCTGCGGATTACCTGTGGTTCTCTGGCGATGGCAAGAGAAACCACTTCCGCAACGCCTACCGTGGCGGCGATAGATGGGACTGGTCTTTACCGAGTCCGTATGAAAGCTGAGGTAAGCCTATGAGCTATTTGAATATACCCGCTGAGCTTCGAGGGGAAAAGGCATGGGTCAATGTGTGGGACGGGTCAAAGGTTCCCATGCAGGCTACCGTGAGAAAGGCAGCTTCTTCCTCTAATCCTGATACATGGTCAAATTACATTGACGCTGAACACAATGTCCAGCACGGCTACTATGACGGTCTTGGGTATGTGTTTCACGATACAGGGGTTGTAGGTATCGACATTGACGATGGCTTTACCGATGGGCTTCTAAACCCGCTGGCGGCTGACATTATCGGTCGTTGCCACTCCTACACGGAAAAGTCTCGAAGCGGGAGAGGGGTTCACATTCTCGTTCGTGGAGAGCTGCCTTTCAAGGGTAAGAACAACCGTGCCGCCGTGGAGATTTACAAGAGCAATCGGTACTTCATCATGACCGGCGAGGTTTTGATCTTCTCCGAGATCGTTGAAAACCAGTCAGCGATTGACTATGTGATCGAGAAATATTTTCCAGACACACCGAAGGAAAGTAGCTCAGGTACGGTTGCCCCTCAGCGTATCTATTCCCCCATCTATCGCCGTCCTGAAAACGGCAAGCTGCATTTGAAGCCTGAATACCCGCCTATCACACCGGGAAGCCGGAACCTCAGCCTGACTTCTCTGGCGGGTCAGCTCCATAACCAAGGATACACCAAAGCAGAGATTTACAAAGAACTGTTGTACGCCAACTCCCAAGCCTGCAAACCCCCGCTTCCGCAGTCAGAAGTTGAGTTGATTGTCAACAGCGTGACCAGATACAGGAGGTAATTATGAAACCTTATCAGCGTGGCGATGTTGTTATCATTGATGTTCCCATGCTTGCCAACAGTCATATTCAGGCCGGTAAGCGTCCGTGGGTGGTTGTGCAAAACAATGTCGGCAATCAGTTTTCTTCCACCAGCATTGTCGTTCCCCTGACCACTAAAATCAAGCGGCTCGAACTGCCGACCCATGTGGCTGTCACTTGGGGTTCTTTACAGCCGAGCATGGTTGAGTGTGAACAGGTGCGTGTCATAGATGTATCCGATGATTGGGAATACATCTGCACTTTGCCGCCTGAGATCATGCGTCATGTAGACACCGCTTTGAAGAACGCTTTCTTTTATGGGGGGGGGTGTAGACAGTGGAGAGTGAGAAGAAAATCTGTCCGTTGTCAATGAGCTGCCCCGAAGATATTCCCCTCTGTTCATGCCAGAAACAGCGCTGTGCATGGTGGGACGAAGACTCTCAGGACTGTGCCGCCGTGGTGCTGGCGAGAGCGATGAAGAAAAGGAAGTGAAACTATGGCTGATGAAATCACAACTGTCCCCGAAGAACAGGCTCTTTTCCAGCTCTCCAACGGTCGTTACATTATGGACGAAGCTCAGTCCAGAGTGATGTTTCAGATTAAGGAAGCACAGCCTGAGCATAGCCACCCGATCAGCGGTACAGGGTATTCGTGGGACGAGTCTGGCATGGCGGAGCTGTTCTCCGAGTGCTACAAGAATGATACCCGCTACTGCCCCGAAGCGAAAAGCTGGTTCACCTACTCTGAGGGAGCATGGCGCAAGGACACGGGTTCTCTGCTGGTAGCGGAAAAGATCAAAGAGTTCTGCCGCTTGATGGCTCTCTATTGCGGCGAGATCGCCAATGAAGAACGCCGTACCGAGTACATGAAGTTCATCGTAAAGATGGGCGACCGACGCTTCCGTGACCGGCTGATGAAGGACGCTGCCAGTGTGCTTCCTATCGCTTCGGCGGAGTTTGACGCAAATCCCTACCTTATCAACTGCAAGAACGGCACTTTCGACCTCGAAAAGATGGAGTTCCGGGAACATGACTGGAAAGACTTCCTGACCATGCAGACCAATTTCAACTACACCTTGCAGGACGCACGGTGCCGCCGCTGGGAGAAGTTCGTTGCAGAGGTTACTTGTAATGACGAAGACAAAGCTGACTATCTGCAAAAGGCGCTGGGGTACTCCATGTTGGGTATGGCGAACGAGGAATGTATGTTCATTCTCCATGGCAAGACCACTCGCAACGGCAAGTCCACTATGCTCTCGGCAATTCACCACCTTCTCGGTGACTATGCTTCCGTGTCCCCCGTGTCGATCATCTGCAAGGCAGAACGGTCGAAGAACGCCGAAGCAGCGAACCCTATGCTGGCTTCCCTGAAAGGCAAACGGTTTGTCACGATGGCAGAGAGTAACCAGTATGGCAAGCTGGACGAGGAAACAATCAAGCAGCTCACGGGCGGCGAGGAAATCAAAGCCCGGAACCTCTATGAGACGGCCACGACCTTCCTGCCGCAGTTCACCCTTTGGCTCTCCTGCAACGATCTTCCCACCGTCAGCGATAAGTCCCTGTTCGCTTCCGACCGTGTGCGAGTGATCGAATTCAACCGTCACTTCACCGAAGCGGAGCAGGACAAGAACCTGAAAAATGAGTTTCAGACGCAGGAAGCTATGCAGGGCATTTTCGCTTGGCTGGTCGCCGGATACTTCAAGTACAAGCGTTTCGGTCTGAAAATGTCCCCTGCCATGCGGAAGGTGGTCAATCAGTACGAGCGAGACAACGACCTGTGCCTCCAATTCCTCGAAGAACGCTGTGAACAGGCTGAGGGAATCAACACCCGCTCGAAGTCCCTGTTTGACGCTTACAAGATTTGGTGCAAGTCCAACGGGTACTTTGCCTGTTCTGCCAAGCGGTTCAACGCCGACATGGAAACACACCCTGAGTGGCACGGCGGCAAGGTCGTGTATCAGGGCTACCCTGTCTACAAGAACCTCAGACTGAAAGGAGCGTCCTAATGAACCGTTCATGTAACTCTATCCTCTGCCGCTTCGGTATCCACACAGCAGACCCGTATGTTCATATTCAGGTCAAGTGCCGTAATGGTTCTCACCGCTGGCAGAGCAATTATGAAATCTGTAAGCGGTGCGGCAAACGCCTGAGAAAAATCTGCATTGTAAAGGAGCGTCCGTGATGAAAATTACTCTTGATATTCCAGATGGCATTATTGCAGGGTTCTTCAATGGTGTAGAGGTCACGGCTCACGGTATGCAGTTGGTGTCCTATCAACTCAGCACTGACGATCTGAAAGATGGTAACACCGTAAAACTCCCTCGTGAACAGGAGGTGACAGTATGATTGCCACCAATGAAGAACTCGCCCTGCTGGAAAAGTGGAAGCGAAAACTCTGCTTGCAGGAGTGGCGGATAAAGCTGTTGACCCACCTTCACCCGGAAGAAATGATGGTGCGTAATACCGCAGGCTGTACCGAGTGGTCAGAAGCAATTAAGACCGCTCGTATTGAGATCATCAACCCTGCCTGCTACGGCGACCGCATTGTGCCGTTCGATTTTGAAAAGACACTGGTACATGAGCTGCTACACCTGAAATTCTCCTTCTGGTGTCAGAACGAAGATGATATTGGGGATAGAGTCATGCACCAGATGATTGACGATCTCGCAAGAGCTTTGACGGAAGGTGACAGCAATGATGAAGCCTGAATACTGCCCCGATTATGTGGGCGTTGCCTGCGTTGATGGCACTTGCCCTGTTGCCAACTGTGAAGAATACGCTGAGAGGTGTATGCCTGTCATTTCCAGTTGCCGGAACTGCTTCTATTATAAGGGCTGTGAAGACTGTGCAATCTCTGACGATTGTGACCGAATGGAGGATAAACATGAGTAAAAAGTGTGTATGTGGCAATGAAATGACTCGTGAAGACTGGAAGCACGAGTGGGTCTGTCATCGTTGTGGACGAAAGCGGCCTATCCCACTACCCCCGATGTTCACCGTCTTCATGTGCCGTAAATGTGAACACCTTCTGTATGTTGAGGAAGACGTGGACTTTCCTCAGAAGCTCGGAAAAATCGCCGCAAAATCATGTCCCTGTTGCGGCGAACAGGAAGAAGGTCTGTGGAGACTTCTTGGCAGGGCAGAAGGGTTCGAGGGAACCGTGTTCACGGAGGAAAGTGATGAAGACTGAGAAAAAGAACCTCCGCCGTATTTCCATCGTAGTCACGGCACAGACCAAGGGGAACCTTGAACAGCTGGCGGCGGTCTGTGGATACTCAGAGATCGGTCGGGTGGTTGACAAACTCACCCGTGAGAAGATGATCGCCCTCCATGACTTTGAAAGAAAGGAGAAGCACTATGAATGATGTAATGGAGCAAATCAAAACGCTTTCTGCCACCTTGGACGAGGAAACCACCCGCTTTCACCCTACCGGTAGACTGCTGTTGCTGGGTTCCTACGAGAGTGTATTTCTGAAAGCGGTCAAGCGCAAGGCTGACCTGTTGGGTATTGACTGTGACCTCACTCAATATCCCTGCCCTCCATACAAGGCCGTGGTAGTGGACAGAGAAACCGTCCCGTCTGACATTAAGCTCGCCGCCGAGGTTGACATTGACCACTCCTACTCACAGGGAATGTCATCGGTGTCTCAGGCGACTTTGGCGCTCCTGCTGGCATTGGACTTGGTTCACACTAAGGACATTACCATTGTAGGCAGGGGTCACGCCGTTCAGAACTTGGCAAAGTACCTCACCCTCGGTAACGCAACTGTAACGGTGGCGCACTCCAAAACCAAGAGTCTCTTGCAGGCCACAATGAACCGTGATGTGGTGATCTATGCCACGCCGACTATCACGAAGGACATTTCCTACAACACCCGTGATCTGGTCATCGACCTCGGCAACAGTGTTCCTCACCCTGACCGCTTCAACTGCCCCTATGTGAACAGGATTGGTCAGCTCACCGTGAGCGTGTTGCTCAACCGCTTTGCGAGAAAGGAGCATAGGACATGAGTGACATTCTGACAACTATCGCCGCCGTTGAATGGATTGTTGTAGGCTGTCTATTCCTCTGGCGACTGCGCCACTGGAACCGCCGCTTTTCGGAACTCTATGACGAGCTGCGAAAGGAGATCGACCATGGATAAGGAAGACGCTCACATTGTCATAGCGATGGCAAATCACAACATGAATGTCACCGATGTTGCCCGTGCTATTTTCGCACACAGAAATACCGTTCTCTATCACTTGGACAAGGTGAAACGGCAGACCGGGTTAGACCCTCGGCGGTTCTATGATTTGGTCGAGCTGGTGAAGATAGCTCAGGAGGTGTTGGAAAATGGGTCTTGATATTACGGTCATGGAACGCAAAGATGTTCGCTGCCCTCATTGTGGTGAGGTCGTCAATACGGTAGATGTTGCCAGCACCGACAGCAGCGGTCGTGCGTGGTATGAGTTCTTGGAAAATATCGGGTACTGTGTTCCTTACGGCAAGCGTACCGAAGAAAAAGATTGGAACTGCTTGGACATGGTTCTTGACAACGAGCAGGCAAAGCAGCTTGCAGACTACGCCGTGAAGAAAGAAGTCTACAACTGGGATGGAGTGGAGAGCGTTGTAGCAACGGCACTCATGCACGAGAACAAGGTGGTTATCAACGCCAACTGGTAGTTAGGTGATAAAGGTGATAAAGGTGAGTGTTTTTGCAAAGACTTTTTTCAAATTGGCGTGTTTTGAAAAATTGTTTTTCGTATTTTAGGTGAGTTAGGTGAGTAATCGGGCATAAATGCCTATAACTCTCTCTTATACGCGCGTATATAGAAATAGTTATAGGGAAATGCACCCGATTACTCACCTTTATCACCTTGGCGACTTTGAAAGGAGAAAACGACTATGGCAGATGAAATTGTGAAGAAACGCACTCGGCCTGATCGTAAGGAAGCCATGAGTGTCCATACTGAGCCGGGTGACAATAGAAAATATCTGGAACATTCGATGGTCATGATGGACTGGCCTGATGTGAATGTGAGAGAGCCTGAACAGGTCAAAGAGCGTATGGGTATGTATTTTGCTCTGTGCGCTCAGGACGATATGAAGCCCTCTGTTGCTGGTATGGCATTGGCTTTTGGAGTTGATAGAAAGACGATATGGGCATGGGCAAATGGGGTGGATAGTAAGACGCTACCCGCCGAGAGCCGTAACTTAATTAAAAAGGCGTATCAACTTTTGAACGCTCAGATGGAAAGTTATATGCAGAACGGGAAGATCAATCCGGTCGCCGGTATCTTCCTGATGAAGAACAACATGGGCTATGCGGACAAGCAGGAGGTCGTGTTGACACCCAACCAGCAGCTCGGAGAGCAGGTTCCCGCCGAGGACTTGGAAAAGAAGTACCTCGAAGATGTGGTGGGTGCGTCCAGCGACTATGACCCGGAGGACTGAGCGACTTTCACGACTTTTGCGACTATGGCTTACGACTATGCCGAACGACTTTGCGACTTTCGCCCGAACGACTTTGCGACTTTCCGGCGAGGGTCTGCGACTTTGACAGAGCTGCCGATCTCCCCACGAGGTCGGCGGCTTTTCCTTTCCTCGGCTGATCGGCGGCGGGTTCCACCGGGGCGGCGTGGGCGCTGCCGGGGTTCCGGGCTGATCTGAAACGGAAACATTTTTCAGCCCTTTATATTGTATAGCTGCCGTATTTGCAAAAAATCTTGATTTTCTTTTATATTTACGCTTGACAAGTAAATGCAAGTATGCTATCTTGTATTTACCGAAAGGCAGTAAATGCAAATGCACCTTGAAAATTAAATCCCGTACATTTCCCCATGTAGGCCGGTGAAATAGGCTTTCAGCGTATCAAGGCCGAAAATGGGAAAACGGAACGGAATATATTATGAAAGGCTGATTATTATATGAAAAAGATTTTTGATTTACCCGTTTGCGGGTATGACCGGGCAAAAAGTTTTTACGGAAAGGCAAAAATCATTGAAACGGAAAACGGCGAAAAAGTTTTACAGTCTTATAATACTTTTGTTTGCCGTATTACGGCGGCGGGGCGGTTCGTTCGTATGTGGGGCGGTTATTCTGCTACTACAATGCGCCATGTGAATAGTTTTCTTTCGTTCTATGATATGAACGGCGGCGGGAAATCGTGGTGGGATATGCAGCCGGTAGAAATGGAAAAGCCGAAAGCGGCGGATATGACCCCCGCCGAAAGTTTGAAAGCCATGTATAAACGCCGTGCAGCTAACAGCGTGAATTATTGAAAGGGGTGTATCACATGAAATTTAAGACAACGCAAAAGGCAGTAAAGGCCGGTTATTCCACAATTATTTGCGTTTCCTATTGTCGTTTACAGTATCTTTTGAATTATGAAAGCCCGGTTGCCTATACACAACGCCGGGAAGGGTGGGCGGCTGATATTTACGATATGGGCGGCGGGGTTGCCATTGTAACCGGGTATGCCCCTTTCGGAAATATCCGCCCCACCTATGAACAAGTGAAAGCCGTGGAAGAACAGGCCGAAAAAATCCGCTATGATTATAGCCTTTCCTATGAACAGCAGCGGGAAAGCCTGAAAAGCCTTGCAAGGGATTTTATAAAGGGGGTTTGCAATCATGAATAAACGGGAATATTGTGAAAGCCGGGAAAGTATCGCCTATTATAGCGGCTTGAATGGCCTTGAAATCAAAGGTATTGAATACGGCATTGACGATTATGTTTATTGTGTTTCCGGGGCGTGGGGCGGCGGTAAAGCGTTCCACCGGTGCAAAATACAGTATACCCGGAGCGGGGCGGCTTTTTTCCGGGTGCATGGGTATAAAGTTCCGCTTGATGAATGTATTAGAATGGGGGTTTAATTATGAATTACATTTTCAAAACAACGGCAACAATGAAAGAATACAACAATAAAAAGTGGTACATTGACGGCGGTATTGTTTCAGATATGCGCATAGATGCGGATAGCGTGGAAAATGCGCTTGAAATTTACCGAGAACGGGTGAAAGAAAAGCATTATATCGATATTTCCAAAAATGCCATTAAAAACAAGTCGGAAATGTTCGTTGATCTATCAGACGGGGGCGCAAAACAAGTCGGTTATATTATCACGGGCAAAACAGAGTTTGACAAGGGCGATTATACCGGATACAGCACACAATATATTGATTTGTGGGTTACAATTCTAACCGTTGTCGATACGGTATTTTAATAGGGCGGTGAAAGCGTGTATTTGATTTTATTATTGCTTTTGTTGCCGGTTCAAATCCTGATTGAAATATTGAAATTGAATAAGTAAACGCCGCCCCGGTGCTATTCCGGGGCGGTTATTTTTTGCGCTTTTCCGGCCTGATCTGGGCGGCGTGAATGGGTGACGGGGGCGGGGGATATGCCAGCGGCAGCGAGGGCGGGGTGAGCTGAAAAATATCCGCAAAAAATAAAAAGGCTTATTTACATTTACCTATTGACAATTACATTTACCTATGCTATCTTATATGCAAGAGGTGATCTTATGATGACATTCAAAAACGCAATCGGCTATATCCGAGTCTCCACCGAGCGACAGGCCGATGATGACAAATACGGTATCGAGGTTCAGAAGCAGGCCATTCTTCTCTACGCCAACGACAACGGCTATAACATCGTAGACTGGAAGGTCGATGAAATCAGTGGTGCGAAAGATGACCGTCCCGGTCTGAACGAAATCCTTTATGGGGACGATGTAAGCAATCCTCCCTATGAAGCGGTGATCGTATTCAAGAATGACCGTGTTGCTCGTGATACTAAGCTGTACTTCTACTACCTGTATGTGCTGGAAAAGAAGAACATCAAACTTCTGAGTACGCAGGAGAGCTTCACAGAGGGTAGCGAGTTTGCCAACATCTACCGTGCGCTGCTTCAATTCGTGGCAGAGCAGGAGAGAAAGAACATCGCTCTGCGAACCGGCAAGGGTCGTTCCATCAAGGCTTCCTGCGGTGGATACAGCGGTGGTCGCCGTCCTTACGGCTACAAGGTAGTTGATGGTGTTCTCACTATTGACGAGCAGGAAGCTCCTATCGTGAAGTTCATCTTCGAGAAGCACGAGGACGGCGTTTCCATGCTGGGTATCACGGAGCTGCTGGAAAAGGCGGGATACCAGACCCGTTCCGGCAAGCGGTTTCAGGTGTCCACCATCAAGAGTATTCTCGGCAACCGTCCTCTGTACGAGGGAATGTATAAATACGGCGACATGAATTGGGTCAAGGGTGTTCATGAGCCGATTTTGAAGACGGAGTGTTAAATAAATATGAAAGATCTTTATGGACTTCGCAGTGAAGACATAGATATGCTTAAACAGGCAGGTTACGGTGATGACATATTCTATGTTGGAAATTATGGAATATCCGATGTAACCGGAGAGCAACTTTTCTTTATTTCGTTCTATACTTCCGAGCAAAAGAATAAAGCCTATAAATATCTTTATGAAAGTAAATGAGGGGTAAGAAAGGTTGGGTGAAATGAAAAAGATGGTGTGGCTGATAGGGCTGGCGGTCATCGTGGTCTTCTTTCTGGTCGGGTGTTCCAAGAAGGACTCGGCTGAACCTGTTGCGTGGGACTCGGCTCTTTCCGAAGCCGGGTTCACCGATGACGAGATCGCAAGCTATCGGGAAGTGTTTGACACCGTAGGGGTGACTGATTTCCACGATGTTTCTATCGTAGATAATGACCCGATGACCGTGATTTGTGGTAAAATCTATGACAGCGAGGATTTACAGCTCAATGTGACGCTGGAAAATCGCCAGATCATCTATGTAGAGCTGGCGGGTATCCCTGATACCAAGACCCAAGCCTATTTCAACTGGCGTGGCAAAGTGAAATGGAAGACAGTGCACACGATAAAAACAGTTGAGTTGTACTCTGACACCGAGGGCGGCTATTTAGGGGTTCTGGATTGGGACAATAAGACGATTTCGGAGTATGAGGGCTGATACCATGAGATTTTTTCTCAATATCATCGGATATTTCCTGATAATCAGTTCTATTTTGCTGGTTTTGGCGTTTGTGATACCGAAAATCCTATAATCGGCTTCTGCAAGGGCAGGAGTGACAGCCACTACGGGCTATCTGTGTAGAAATACACGGGTAGCTCGTTTTTTTGTTGGAAAGGAAATGCACATGAATTATGAAAAACTCTCCGGCTCTATCCGAGCCGTGATTGACCGCCGACCGGGAGATAACGGGGCGTACAGCGACCTTTTTTCTCTATGCCGGGAGTGGGAAACCGAGGATTTCTCGGCGGCACATAAGGTGAACAAGGAGCTGCTGGCACTCTCCGCAGATCAGGTAGTCCGTGGCGGCGGGGCGAAGTTCTATGAACAGTGGCGGCGGTGTCTTCTCTTTGAAGCGCCCCATGATTTTGACTCCTTCATGACCTACATTGAACTCGACCGCAAGCCGGAAAAGCGGTTTTATGCGCCCCGGAAGCACTATCTCAGACCGATGGTGCAGGGGTTTCAAGATGTTCTGGACGGGAAGCTGCGCCTTTTGACGATCTCCATGCCGAAACGAGCGGGAAAGTCTCAAACGGGTATCAATTTTGTGAATATGCTCTCCGGGAAGTTCCCTGACCGCTCGACCCTGATGGAAGGGACAGGCGATGACCTTGTAAAGAGCTTCTACAACGGCTGTCTGGAATACCTGACAGTCCCTAACGAGTATCTGTTCTACGATGTATTCCCGGACGCACGGCTGGTACAGACCAATGCCGACACGAAGACGGTGAACTTGAAAAGCAAGTCCCGTTTCCCCACCATCATGTGTCGTTCCATTGACGCTCGACAGGTGGGCTTGTCCGAAGCCACCAATGTCCTCTACCTCGATGACTGTGTGGAAGGTCGTGAGGAAGCCAAGAACCGCCAGCGGCTTGATGACAAGTGGGAAGTGATTTCCGGCGATATTATGGGTCGTGCCATTGAAGGTACGCCGATGGTTTTCACCGGCACTCGCTATTCCCTGTATGACCCCATCGGTCGTGTGCAGGAACACGCCCAGCGGGAGGGCTGGGCTTGGAGAGCGATTGAGATACCCGCCCTCGATCTCGTGACGGACGAGAGCAATTATGAGTACGAACGGGAGGGCAAAAAGGTCTTTACCACCGCCTACTTCCGGGAGCAGCGGGAGCTTCTGAGCGCAGAGCAGTTTGAGAGCGAGTTCCAGCAACAGCCTTTTGAAGCGAAGGGTCTGCTGTTCAACAAGGACGAGCTGAACTACTTCTTTGAGCTGCCGAAAGACCGTGACCCGGACACCATCATCGCCGTTGGCGATACGGCGGAAAGCGGCTCGGACTCGACCTCCATGCCGGTGGCAATGATATACGGCAATGCTGTGTATATCGTTGATGTGGTCTTTGATGACTCTCCCGCTGAGGTGACGAAGCCGGAATGTGCCAAATGCCTGATCGAGAACAAGGTTGCTTCCGCCGTCTTTGAGTCCAACAACGCCGGTCAATATTATGCCAGAGATGTTGACCAGATCATTCGTGAGCGTGGGTACTCCGTTGGTATCCGCACGAAGCGCACGATCTCCAATAAGCAGACCCGTATCGAGTTCGCTTCCGACAACATCAAGAAGAACTTCTACTTCAAGCACCCTTCCACCTACAAGCGTGGCAGTCAGTATTGGAACTTCATGAAGGAAGTGACCACCTACACCCGCTCCGGCAAGGTTCCGCACGATGACGCTCCTGACTCCCTCTCTCTGTTGGAGAACGAAATCCGTATGCTGTCCGGGGGCAAGGTGGAGGTCTTCAAGCGTCCCTACTGAAATGTTGGTTTTGACAAATGCTGTGGCGAATGGTATGATGAAAGGTTAGTATTGACAACCATTGGAGAGTTTGGTACAATGATAAGAGAGATAATAGGTAGAGGGAAGGAGGTGCTGTAAGTGGGTGCGAGAGCGTTGTTTGGTCGCCGTGTGATCTATACCGATGTTGCCGAAATCAATGCCGGGAACATCATTGATGTTCTGCAAAAGGCTTTGTTCGTCCATCTGCAAAACAGCGCCGACATTGACTATCTCTATCGGTACTATCGTGGAGATCAGCCCGTGCTTTACCGGGAGAAGGAAGTACGGCCTGAAATCTGCAACAAGGTCGTTGAAAATCGAGCCAATGAGATCGTATCCTTCAAGGTCGGCTATCTGATGGGTGAACCCGTTCAGTATGTGAGCCGAAGCGATGACGAGAGCGTTTCCGCTGAGGTCAGCCGCTTGAACGATTATGTTCTCAGTGAGGATAAGCCTGCCAAGGACAAGGAACTGGCGGACTGGTCACACATCGGCGGAACTTCCTACCGCATGGTACTTCCTGATGGGGAAGCCGATGCGGAGGAAGACGAAGCCCCCTTCGAGATTTTCACCCTTGACCCTCGGTTTGCTTTCGTGGTCTACTCCACCGCCCTCGGCAACCCTGCCATGATGGGCGTGAAGTATGTGAAGGACGAGAACGGAAACCTGATTTTCAGTTGCTACACCCGTGACCATTACTACGAGGTGGAGAACACTTGGGCGATCATTTGGAGCGAACCTCAGATTTTGGGTATTCCCATCATTGAATACCCGGCGAATAAGGCTCGGCTGGGAGCCTTTGAGATCGTCCTCCCTCTGCTGGACGCTATTAACACAGTGGAAAGCAACCGCCTTGACGGTGTGGAGCAGTTCGTACAGGCTCTCATGCTGTTTCACAATGTTGATATTAACACTGAGGATTTTCACCAGCTTCGTGACGAGGGCGCTATCAAGTACAAGGACATTGACCCGCAGTTCAAGGCTGAGATCGAGTATCTGACCTCGGAAATGAACCAGACACAGACACAGACCCTCGTGGACAGTATGTATAACACCGTCCTGACGATCTGTGGTATGCCGAACCGCAATGGTGGTTCTTCCACCAGCGATACCGGTTCTGCGGTCATCATGCGTGATGGCTGGTCGGCGGCGGAAGCCAGAGCGAAGGACTCCGAGCTGATGTTCAAGCAGTCTGAGAAGGATTTCTTGAAGCTGGTTCTGCGTATCTGCCGTGACCTGAGCGACCTGACGCTGAAACTCAGCGGTCTGGAAATCCGCTTTACCCGCAGAAATTACGAGAATATCACGGAAAAGGCAAATGTGCTGACTGCCATGCTTGCCAATCCGAAGATCGCCCCGGTTCTGGCCTTTACCCATTGTGGTCTGTTCTCTGACCCGCAGCTTGCGTACCGTATGAGTATGGATTACGCTGAGGAACAGGAGAAAAAGGCCGCTGAACTCGCAACCAAACAGAAGGAGGTTAATCCTGATGGAAAAGAAAATCCGCCTGACCCCGGAAGCGGTCAGACAGATTGAGGAAATCTTGACTACGGGAAAGACCGTTGAGATCGCAGAACGACACGAGAAGGTGATCGTGTGGGCGGTCAGCAGCAAAAAGAAATATGAACAGCCTATCGCATAGGTGATAGGAACAGCCATTACGGGCTACTGATACCGAAAAGGTATTGGTAGCCCTTTTATTTTTCCTTCCAATGCCCTCGGAGTTTTCGGACAGTCCGTGAAAGCTCAATCTTTTCGGAGATATGAGAAAGGCGAAGACAATGATTTGACCGCCGCAAGGCGTTGAATGGTCAGGGAAGACCTTAATCGCAAACGGGAGACAACCCGTAAAAACGGAAAATAGTGCTGAGTGAACAGCCTTGTTAAACGCAGGAGGTAATCATTATGGCAAAGATCGACACCAGCAAAATCACGGGCTATGCGGAAATGTCTGCGGAAGACAAGCTGAAAGCTCTGGAAGCGTTCGAGTATGAGGACAACGCCGCCGAGCTGGAAAAGCAGAAAGCCGCTGTTTCCAAGGCCAACTCCGAAGCCGCTGAGTGGAAGCGCAAGCACAACGCTCTGTTGGGTGAGGACGAGAAGAAGAAGCAGGAGCAGGAGGAAAAGTTCGCCAACATGGAGAAAGAGCTTTCCGAGCTGCGGGAAGCCAAGCGTGTTTCCGAGTTCAAGGCCAAGTTCATCGCTCAGGGCTATGACGAGGTTCTTGCCGAGGATACCGCAAAGGCGATGGCTGATGGTGACTCTGCCAAGGTGTTTGCCAACCAGCAGAAGTTCCTTGACGAGTATGCAAAACAGGTCAAGGCTGACGCTCTGAAAAAGACCCCCAAGCCCACTCCCGGTGCCGGTGGCGGTACTGGCGAGATGGATTACGCCAAGAAAATTGAGGAAGCACGGACAAACGGTGATTTCGCCGCCGTTGCTTACTACACCCGCCTGCAAGCCGAAGCGGAAGCGCAGGCGAAAAAAGAGTAAAGGAGAGTTTTTACTATGGCAGATCAGTTTGCTATGAGTTTCGGGGTACTCAATTACTCCGGTATGCTCTTTAACAAGGGCAACACCCGCACCCCTCTGAGTTCCATCATCGGCGGTCGTGCCAAGACCACGAACCATGTTGAGTTCGTGACCGGTCAGGAGTTCACCTCTGGCGGCGGCGCTCAGCCTGCTATCAGCGAGAGTGCTTCTCTGACCGCCCCTGACGCTACCGTTGTGACCCGTGCGCAGAAGACCAATGTGACTCAGATCTTTCAGGAGTCTGTGGGCATTTCCTACGGGAAGATGTCTAACATGGGTACTCTGAGCGGTATCAATGTGGCGGGTCAGCAGGCCAACCCCATGAACGAGCTGGACTTTCAGGTTGCCGCCAAGATGATGAAGGTCAATGCCGACATTGAGTATACCTTCATTAACGGTGTCTACAACAAGGCCACTGATGACACCAAGATCAACAAGACCCGTGGTCTGGTTCCCGCAATCACTTCCAACACTACGGCGATGGCTTCCAAGCCCCTCGGCCTGTGGGATATTGCCGACATGGTGAAGAAGATTTACGGCGCTCACGCTCCCACCGATGGCCTGTGCCTGTGGTGTGACGCTGTGACCATGTTCCAGATCAACGCTGACGCTGTTCAGAACGGTCTGACCGTGGTTCCCGCTGCCCGTAACATCAACGGTATCTCCCTGTCCAGCGTGGTCACGCCCATCGGCGTTGTCTATCTGTACCTTGGCGAGTATCTGCCTGCCGGTACTGCCCTGCTGCTGAACCTGAGCGTTCTGGCTCCCGTTTATCAGCCTGTCCCCGGCAAGGGCAACTTCTTCCTTGAGCCGCTGGCAAAGGTCGGCGCTGGTGAGAAGTATCAGCTCTTTGGTCAGATCGGCCTTGACCACGGCCCTGAGTGGTTCCACGGTAAGTTTACCGGTATCTCTACCGAGTTTACCGCTCCCACTTACAGCCGCAGCGTCTTCATCGCCAATGACGCAAACAACCCCGTGAACACTAAGGCCGTTGCTGGCGGCTAAGAGTGGCGCAGGAGTAAACACAACATTTTAGAAAGGAAAGGTGGAAAGCATGACGGACGCTGAGAAGTTGAAAATGGTGAAAGCCATGACCGGCGAGACAGACGAGGACACGCTTTCCACCTACCTTTCTATCGCCGGAAACAAGGTGTGCCGCAAGGCATACCCCTTCGACCCCACCGTGACCGCTGTTCCTGACCAGTACGCTCACATTCAGGTGGAGATCGCCGTGTATCTTCTGAACAAGCGGGGAGCCGAAGGGCAGACCGCTCACAGCGAGAACGGTATCTCCCGCTCCTATGAAGACGGCGATGTGCCGCCTACGCTGCTGAGGGACATTGTTCCCTTTGCCGCTGTGATGGGAGGTTGAGTGCATGAGGACGCTGAACCGCAACAAATCGTCCTTCTGGTATCTGCTGTATGACCGCAAGGGGCCTGCAAAGGACGAGTACGGCAACGAAACTGGTGAGGAACTGGTGGTTTACAAGCCTGCCGTGGCGATGAACGCCAATATCTCGGCGGCGACCGGCTCCGCTCAGGTGGAGCAGTTCGGTAATTTCGCAGGATATGACAAGGTGATCGTCACCGATGACTTGAACTGCCCCATTGACGAGAATACCGTGCTGTTCATCGACAAAGAACCGCAGTATGACGAGGACGGGAAACCGCTCTACGATTACATGGTCAAGCGGGTCGCCAAGTCCCTTAATTCTATTTCCTATGCGGTCAGTAAGGTGACGGTATCGTGAGTCAGACGATCAATGCTCCGCTCTCCGGGAGAGGGATTGAGCGGCTGATACGGGAAACCGAGAACTGGAAGAACCGGCTTCAAGAGCGGATTGCAGTCTTTCTTGACCGAGTGGCGCAGGAGGGCATGGAGAGAGCTTCTGTCAAGTTCTCGCAGGCTGTTTATGACGGCACGAACGATGTGTCCGTGACGGTGGAAGCCCGTGGGAACAATGTTCGAGCGGTGGTGGCGACAGGCGGGGCTACCCTGTTTATCGAGTTCGGCACAGGCGTGACCTACCCGGACGATCACCCGGAAGCGGAAGAACTCGGTATGAAGCGTGGCGAATACGGTCAGGGTCACGGCAAGCAGCACTCTTGGGGTTATTACGGCGACCCCGGCACAAACGGAGTGCTGAAAGAAAAGAAGAACGGCGGG